GCCCTGATCGGATCCGTTCAGGGAGATGCTTTCCGTGATAGTCACGGTCATGGTTGCGGCAGTGATGGTTGATGCCATGTCAGTATTCCTTGCTTACGATTCGCCAAGGGTCATCTGGTAATATTGGCAAATGGTCTATATATTGCGGAGGACGATCCGGCTAGGATCCCTCCTCCGTGCAGCCCCAAGCTGCCTTGAGACATCCCATACCGAGACTTAAGACTTTCATATAAGTATGACTGGGCTATTTTCGTGACCGCCTCGGACACCAAGCCTCCCGAGTGCATTACTATTGCAAACGCCCGGACCATTTCCACTAGAAGAATCTCAATATTCACCGGCACGTTGGACACATTGTCCATGTCCCGCAGGCGAACCCATCCAGCCCGGTACCGCATCACGATCTTCCCGCTCTCGCTGGTACCCGGAGTGGGGTATAGTTCCAGGCGAGGCTCGGGGGCATTCTTCTGGGAATCCCTTTGCTCGGGATAGGACAGGGCGCAATAGAAATGGAACGGGCTGTTTAGGCTGGACCCTCTTAGGTACATCACCTCTTCAAGACTGGTGAGTTCGACGGTGGTGGCCAAACTGTCACTGACCTCAAGGGAAATGACCTCGCCAGTATCCAACGGCAACGGCACATAGGCTTGGTTTTGGGTGAAATTAAGGCTAACAGGAGGGCGCTCAAGCCAAGGCCAGGGACACATGGCAACCACCGCCGTACCGGCATCGTTGACCACTTCAACAACATCCAGACGGGAGTCCAGAGGACCCTGAACGGCCTGTTCTGCGTAATCAATCAAGGCTGAGAGCGTTTTAGCCATAATGTATCCGCCGCCACCAACTAAATCCCTGGGCTGCTATAACGCAGCCGAGGGACAGAAAGGAGAAAGAGCAACGATAAACGATCAACGATCAGACACGCATAGGACGTAATCGACATCCACGGTGTCACCATTTCCGATGAACGAAATCATCGGCCGTAGCGCTCCATCGTCCGGGATATTCCGGATCGTACCGTCCGTATCCTTAAGGGCATTGACGGTTCCTACGTGACTTCCATTGATATAGAACTTCACGTTGTCGGCCCTAGTGCAATCAAAGGCAAACTGCTGAAGCGTACCCTGGGTGTGGGCCGTGCCGCTGGAAGCGGTATCGGTTTCGCCCGAGGTGGTGGTCGTAGCAGTCGTTCCCGATGCAAATGTCACTCCGGCCCCCTTATCCTTAGCTACGCCATAGGACCAGGATGCTCCTGCAGCAACGATAAAGAACCCAATGTAATCAGTAGCTCCGCTCGACGCACCAATCGGCGTGTCCGTATCAGTGCAAAGGCCAATGAAGCAGGAACTTATATTGGTCGTGTCGTTGAGCGTCACACTAGCATCAAAATAGACTCGACGATTTGCAGTCGGAAAAATGCTGGCCACGTTGGTAGCAATACCCGTCTGGGTGGTCGAGTTCTCCGTGATCGTGAGGACTCCGTTGGCGCCAGCCGTAAAAGCTGCCGCTGCGGAACCACCAGTCAGATCCCACATCGCGGCATCGGGGGTGGTGCTGGGCTCTGGGCCAGTCGCTCCGTCGAAGTCATCGAAAATCGTGTAAGCACGATTAAAGTGTTTCCCGACTCGACGAATATCAGGAAGAACGTGGGACCATGTACTTGACTTGGCCATGATAGGCCTCCTTGCCTTGTGTGGCCGTTATGCTGTCAGTAAGGAGCAGCGCCGACCACGGGTGTTGAAACACAGAAGCCATCCATGGCTACTGTCTGCCTGGTGTCGCCGTTCGGCCTAGCCAGGCACCCAAGTAAATTCGGGCAGGCTGTCCCAATAATTAGGATCCAGCCTGCCCCCAATCTAGCGCATCAAGCAGCATAAATTCTGCCCTGACGTCGCCGTGACCGGCAGATCAGGTTGTACCACATAAACTTAAATACAACCGTGCTGTTGGGCTGCTTAGCCCCACCGTCAGCAATCTTCTCACTCATGTACCGATCCGTATGGAACCATGGGTACAGGTAGTTCATGTTGACGAAGAGGTAATCGGGTTGATTTGCCGTCCAACCCTGGCCGTCCAGCTCAGAGACGTACTTAACGGGAACTCCTTCAAACTGCGGCCCCATGATGCTGGGATCGCTGAGTCTCTCCATCCGGTCATTGACCTGACGCAGGCGGCTCTTGAAGAAGGTGACTCCGTCTCTGGATGTAGCGATGACAAACTTCTGCTTTTCTTCCGATTCGGTGTACTTGGAAAGCGGATCGGGAGTCTCGAAGTTGATCTGCAGAACCATGTCATCAAACGCAGCGATCAGGCCACTATCTGGGTCGTCAGGGGAGGCTGCGCTGTAGGTGTTGTTGGCGTTCTTGAACCAAGTGTCATTGGACGGATCAACCGTCTCAATGGTCGTGAAGTCATTGGTGGCTCCGCCGTTGGTGCTGGAAGGCTCCAGTCCATCACGGGTAATGAAGCACAAGATCGAGTACGGCTCACGAGGGTCAGCAGCGCTGGCCTCATGGACCGAATTGTCCGGGGTCTTCCACAGGGCGGTTTCAAGGCCGTTGACGATGTCAACCATGCAGTCCTGTTCAAGACTCTTGACGTAATCGAGGTAGCCAAGGGGATCGCCAGCATTCAGGGTCGCCGTCTCGTCAATGAGAACGTAGTGGCCCTGAGCAAACGCCCAGTTAACCTCGATATCGGTCAGGGTGTCAGACTGCGAAGGGCTGAACTCGTCGTTCGGGCTATAGAACGAGAAGTTGCCCGAGGTCGTCCCTTGGATCTTGTCAACCAATTTGGTGCCACCCTTAAACTTCTTGCCCGAACGCTTCATCATGTTCGAGAAGAAGAAATAAGTGTGCTTCGTTGCTTCGTTTAGCAGTTGATCCTTGCCCACCACCCGTTGATCCCGGGTAGCTTTAAGGAAGTCTGCATGATTAAGAATCGACATAAAAGAACCTCCATGTTCTTAGGTTTGTAGGGTCATCCATCAGGTATTGACGCCAGCTTTGATCTGACCTCCTCCCAGGCGAGTCCTTGACCAAGCATTTCCTGCGCCTTGATCATCTTGTCGTCCCGGGACATTCCGGACGTTGGATCCGGACCCTTGCCCGTACCCATGGGCTGGCCAGAAGTCTGCTGGTTGAATCGTGCCTGCAAATCACCCTTTACTTTACTACTGGTATTGTCCTCGCCAAGTTCGAGACGGGAGGCATCACGCAACAGCTTCTCAAATAATGGATTCCCACTAGAGTCGTGGTACCCCTTTAACTTTGCAAGCTGATACGCTCTAGTCTTAACCGCCTCGTAATTGGCGCCTTCTGCTAGGCTAGGAACGTCAGAGACAAGCCTGTTTCGAGTCAATTCAAGATTCATCTCATCGATCTGATCATAAAGGGCGCCGACTTTAGGGGATTGCCCCTGGACGGCCTCAAACGCCTTTTTGATGGGGGCCACCATATCAGCATAGATTTCATCGTCAGCCAGAGGCTTTAGAATTTCATCCAAGCTTGATGGTTCCTGCGAAGACTTTTTGGCCTTGTCGTCAACGGCGTCATCATCCAAGTCATCATCCAAATCATCATCATCACTACTCTCGGATTTCCTCGCCTTGACTTCGGCCTCTTTTTCGGCCACCACCTCTTCATAACGGCGTCTGAAATTAACCCTTTCGTTAGCTATGCGGTTGAAGTCGGCTTGTGATTTAGCCGCCTCACCACCGCGCTCGATGATTACTGAATCCGGCATACTGCCGATGATCTCGTCAGGCCACTGCCATTTCTTCAACGCATCCTTGGCCTTCGCCAGGTCACCCGGATCTACCCCGGTTCCTGGCTCCTGCGTGGAGGTTTCGGTCGTTTTGCCGTCCTCCGTCTTATCTCCTACTGAGGCGGATGTGGCCTCCTTGCCATCTGAGGGCTCATCCTGAACCTCACCCGCCACCGACGCTTCAACCTCAGGGGTTTCGCTGGAATCCGGCTCGGCTTCTTCCTTCAGGTAGCTAGGCAGGTCTGCCCCGGTTAGCTCATGGTGGACACGCAGCATCTGCACGTCTTTATCCGTGAGCTTTTCTTCGCCTGGCTCGCCATCGGGTTTAGTAACCGTCGCCGTTGCGTTAGCGTCCCCTTCAGGGGTTGTTTCGTTTTTGTTCTCCTGCTCATTTGCCATGGACCCATTCCCTACATTACAGGCTGTTGGGCCGCATCATGGGCCTTAATTCGGTCAATCATTGTTGCCTTACTTTGCTTAATATCGTTATCCATTTCCCTGGCCCCCAGTTCCTCTCGAAGCATGGCTTTATTCATAAGCTCTAATCGCCTAGGTTTTGGCTTCGAAAACTGGAGTGGGGCCGGTTCCGGTTTCCCGATCCGATTGTGGAAGTTGTTGACATCCCCTGCTGAGGGCCCTTCTAGCCCTATCTCCTTAGCCAGAACAGCCTTGTTCATATCGGCTGCGCTAAGGAAGGGAGATTCAATAGGCTCAGGGTCCGGATCAAGATCAGGGAAGGTGGCCACCGGCTCACGCTTCTCGCCAAGGATACTCCGAATACCCTCTTCAATAGTAAGGATCAGCCTAGAGACTGGTCCCGAGGGGTACTGGCTGGGGCGGGCCGGGTCAGGCTGGCAATCAATGGGCACTTCCAGCCCCATATCATGAGCAGCCTTGATGAGTGGTATCACATCGACTCCGCCGACGTGGGTAACCGGATCGAGACGGACACGCTTGCCCTCTCGCGACACGGTCGTTTTGCCTTCGATGGCCAGCTTTACGCGGGGAAGAATGTTTCCGAGTGGAACAGCCATGGGATTCTCCTATCTATGTCCAGACTTCGCCACGCACCTTAGCGATCTCACGTTCCTGAGCCCGGGTTTCGATGACCGAGCGCCCATTAGGGAGGGTCTTCGTCCCAGGAAGGTTGCGTGGTTTGGAATATGCAACGTATGGCTTAAAGCCCGTTCGGACCTGCATGCTGGTGGGAACCACACACCGCGCGAATCGCCTGGGGCCATCCCAGACAGCTCGCGGGGCCTTTTTCATCGAGTGGAAGAACCGCTCAATGACTTGGCCATTGTCCTCAGCCTTGTACTCAACGATTGGCAACAAATTCACCTACTGGGCAGTTTGGCCGGTGCGCCAAGAAATGGGGGGCGATACGCCCCGCTGCCGTTTTAATCCTACCGGGCAAGATTGCCGATTGCAACAGCCCCTTTTAGGGACTTGGAAAAGCTCCGAAGATACCTTCGCACCCCGGTACGGCCTATTCGAGCCAAGGGCATGGCACTGGCCATCTCGACCTTGAGGCTAGCCTTGCCCCGATGGATCTGGGTGACGGTGACCACCGATCCCCCAATTTCCACTCCCTCACCAACTTGGCAGGTAATAGTAGGCACCATTAGTTCCTTGGCGGCCTGGGGAAGATCTGGCCTGGGGTCAAGATCGAGGGCGTATTCATTTTGCCGACGATCTTTTTAGCCTCAATCTTGGCCGTTTCATCGAACAGGCCAAAGGCCTCCTCCAAACTTTCGGCCTCGACAAAGAAGGTCAGGGGCTTGGACATCTGATTGCCACGGTTATCCTTGATGCTCATAAAGCCCTTGGCCCGATAACGTAGGGTCTCCTCATCCAACAAGACCTCGATAGTACGGCCAGCACTATCCTCAAAATGCCTTACCTCATAGATCTTGCTCTGGCCATTTTTAGTCGGTTCGCTCATCTAGCCGCCTCCGAAAGATCACGGCCTGAGGCCCTAGCAGCCTGAATCTGATCAGGGGCAGGAGCCTGCGGACCAGGAACACCGCCGCCACCACCTCCGGCAACACCGGCAAGAGCGGATTGCTCCTGAATGCCTTGGGCCTGGGCCAAGAGGTCCATATTGATGATTTCGGTGAAATCCTTGGCATTCATAGCGTTGCCCCACTTATCCAGTAGGGTCGGCCAGTCGATCCAAGGGGTCTGAGGCATGATCGTAGCCGCCTGCATAATCAAGGCAAACTGGTCCTGAGCACGCCTTTGGAGCATCCCCTGGTCGGTTCGGGCCATAGACATGGGTTCGATTATCAACTCTAGCTCGTGGTACTCGACCCCTGATATTTCAGCCAGGGACATGAAGGCATGGGTAGGATCTTCCGAAGGGAACCAAAGTTCGGGATGCCACTTGAGGGTCTTCTTAATCACCTCCAGGCGTTCACTAAAGGGCAACTCACGCAGTCCATGCGGATCCGCAACAGTGCCCCTAGCGATATCCAGGGCAATATCTTCTGCCTTATTTTCAGAAGGCAGGCTCTTAGGCCTGGGTGCCAAATCCTTGGCCGCGCCTTGGCCAAGCCGAAACCGGATAAATTCGCTCTGGTGGTGGTACCAACCGGAGCTATCCAGCACCTGCCGAGTCGATTCCCCGAACATTCTCTCCATCAGGGCCAGTCGGCTATCCCTAGCTGAGGCAGCATCCGCATGCTCCGTAGCCGTACCCCGACCCGATATATTGCCCCTGGCAGCCTCGTTTAGGCCGGTGACCCGGTCGCGGCGACCATGAAGGAGATTCAGGTACTCGTAAACGGCGGCATCATTGCCACCGATTGTGACCTCCTTAATATCCTGGTCCAGGTTGGGAATCGGCACCACCTCGCCGTGGGCAGCATTCTTAGCCGCCTCGCCAGCGGGTTTGTTGCCAGGCTCGAAAGCGGCAAACTTCTTGTAATTGGCTGCCCCCACGGACGCGGACACCGCATGGGCATTTAATTCCTTGACCTGCTCGTATGTGGCAGCTAATGGGCTAAGTGGCAGAACTTGGCCCGGAACCACATAAACACCGAACATGCTGTACGGCCCCCAGTGAGGGCCATAGAACGGACGGGGCTTGCGGATCCAGAATGCCTTGAAGTTCCCGTCCTCAGGCACGCCTGCGGAGACGGCCATAGTAAAGAGAGTACCGTTAAAGTGTGGATTCCCCTGGGCCTCGGGCAGGGTTATCTCAGGCACCCATATTTCATAGCCGGTGATCTCCTTTCGGCTTGGCGAATTGTATTCATTGAATTCCGGTTCGTTGCCATGCTCCAAGCCAGCATCGTCAGATATGTTTTGGATGAGTTTCTTATTGAATCCCTTGGCCTTCATCAGGTCATCTTTGTCCCTGATCCACCTATGCCCCATGAATCGGGCTTCTTGTATTTCCTGGCAGCGAGGATCAATGATGAATCTGGACGGTGGCACACGGTGACAGACCGGCCATTGCGGCTGTATTCTCTGGCCAAATTCCGAAGGAAACCCCCTATATCCAGGCATATTCGCCAAGCTGGTCCTCACCACGCCAAAGGAAAACGCGGTGTCATACCAGACCCTCAGAAGGGTTTTCCATAGGCGTTGGGCGCCAGCCCACTGGTTAATGCCATGTTGCAGTTTCAGGAGGATATCCGGTGATACACCGGAAAACCTGCTGGATATCATGACCGTGGGGTTGTCGTAGATGATTCTGGGAGTGACCAGTGCAAGCCACTCGAAGGCATGATTTTCAGGCGCTGGGGCAAGATCGCCACCTTTATCTGATCGATAATACTTTCCGTGATAATCCCGGACCATATCCCGAGTGGCGGAGACATGGGTTTGGACATGATTCTCAGCAGCCCGAATCTCTTCGTAGAACTGGGTCGGAGTGATATCAAACACAGTTTTCCTGCCTTATGCAAAAGGATCTATGAGACCGCCCACAGGCTGGGGATCGAGCACATCGTGGCCAAAAAGATTGCCCAACGTGCCATCCCTATAGAACGGTTTAGATGGCTCAAAAAGTGGTACCTCCTTGTACCCGATAACGCATAAGCCATAGGCTACGGCACGGTCGCCATGCCTGGCTTGAGCGCCGCTGGAGAAGTCTCTCATACTTCCACAGACTATCCGGCCATTATCATCATATATCCACATGGCCATATCTTCGACCCCTTCTTTTGAGGGGGTCCAGAACTCGCCATTTTTAAGGACCTTATCGAGATCCTTAAAGAGGATCTCCTTATTGGCAGCCGTAGCGTGCCAGCCATATCGGCGCGTTTTCTTGGCCGTTCGCCTATCCTCCAACCTCTTATAGTAGACATGAGGATAGCCGATCACCCTGACCAGTTCATGGGAGAACCCGATACCCGGCCCGGTGTACTCCGGAATGATAAAGGCATGTCCGCGCTGGCCACCAAAGATAGATCCCAGGACATCCGCCACCCTAGCCGCCTCATATGGCTTGATCGAGGGATCCACGTATTCAGCCACGATCTGCATACTGGTTCGATCCATCACCGCCATGACGGTATTAGACCGTTCCACCCCATAAGCCACATCGATACCCATTACGTAGTTGGTATCCGAGGGCGGATTGCCCCATTTATCCAGCTTACACCAGACCGAAAGACGCCCCTGGCGGTCAGAAACGAGGATTTTGCGCTTCACATCGACTGAGCACTTATCACGCGGACGCTTGGACATGCGCCGCAATTTCGCCATCGTATTCGAGTCCAGCACGCACATACCGGAGGTATCGTGGTCGATCAGCCAGTTCTCTCGAAGTTCCCGATCACTGGTAGATTCGGCCCTGGCGATCTTGAAAGCCGGGGTATCCCAGAAATAACTGCCAGCCGAACCCGTAACATGGCCCTCCATATCCCTAATGAGCTTCCTTGCCCTACCCATCTGAGGATGATCCCAGTACCCAAGGGTGACGAGCCGGAAGTTTTTGGAGCCCCCGGACCCCATGGCTCGCTCCCGAAGCTTGCTGAACTCCGTACCCGGACCATCAGGGGTAGAGGCGTAGATATACCCAGCAGAGACAGTCTCGATGGACTTCCTCAATTCCCTGCCTTCAGGGAACCTGGCAGCCTCATCCACGAACGTAACCGTCGTTCTTAGGGACTGGCCCACATCCTTATTGGATGTTTCCCCAATCAGACGGCTCTTACGGATGCTATTTTGAATGAATGGATTATCGCCGTGCAGGCGTTGGATGGCCCCTTCGGGCAGCATCCAGGTAGGGATACGGTTGGTCAAATAATCCACCTTGCCAAAGAGCGAGTCCTCGGCGTGGGAATCCACCATTGCGGCCTTCCTGGAGATGACCAGGGCCGAGAATCTGTCCTTGAACAGCAGCCCCCAGGCCAGCATGTACATGACAATGACGGTGGCCCCCTGCTCCCTGGACTTGTCTATGATCAGTGTTCCACCATCGAAGACCCTCTGGATCTCCGCCACCATCACGTCCTGGGCTGGCCAGGTAATGACCGGGGCATCATGCGTGGGCACGATCCGTATCTGGCCAGAGTCATCAATCCACTTAGAGCCAGCACCCCTCACATATCCATCTTCACAGGTATATCTGGGCCGATAGGTCCAGGCGAAGGCATTGAGAAAGAATAGGGGACTGGCGGCACAAGCCTCCAGAAGGGCCTTTTGGGCCTCAGGATCGCCATTTGCCCCCGACAGGATGTCCTGCCGCCACTTCAGATTGGCCGTAAGACGCTTCGGGATATAGCAAACTGGCCGAGGACAGAGCCAATGGTCCGCCTCGTAGCCCAAAGGGTGGGCCGGGTGGTGGCTGACTGCCTCCTCTGATACTTGGCCTTCCTTGACCACAGGCGATCCTTCTAAGCTTGGTTCCCCACAGAGTATACACATTTAGCCCTCGAAGCCATCAATTCGACCCCGTAGTTATGTTTGTATAAAATAACGGACTTCCTGAACCCCAATATATGGAGACCGCATGGTGTATAGAAAGACCAAAAGAAAGAAGGAAATCCTTGTTCCTAGAGAAGTTAGGGCAATGATGGGGGAGGTGAAGGGCCAGTCGCTCCAGGCTCACCGGCTCAGGGCCGTTATCGCCGTCTTCTACAGATGTGCCATAAGGCACCAGGAGATGATCGAGCTTATGCCCGATGACCTGGATTTCGACCACCACTGCCTGACCGTCCATTTCGGGAAGGGCAATCGACGCAGGGTGGTGGCCATGGACTCCTGGGTGGAGCACCTGGTGCGCAAGTGGCTAGTTGCCAGGTCCAACCTGCCGGGGGTGACCCTAGACAATCCCGTATTCTGCAATATCAAGAGCCCTACTTGCGGTGGGTACCTCGATCAGCAGGTCACTAGGAGAATGATCAAGAGGGTGGCCAAGAATGCAGGGATCCGGAAGAACGTCTTCCCGCACAGTCTCCGACATACCGCAGCTTTCGAGATGGCCAACGAGAATATCCCCACTCACATCATCCAGGCGATCCTGGGACATTCAAACCTCGCCACGACCGGGGTCTATCTCGACCACCTGACACCACAAAAGACCATCGATGTCATGAGGGCCAGACCCCTTAAAATGCTGTAAGTATTTATCCACATTTGTCTTGGAGCCCATTGAATGTTGCAGAGTATAAACCGAATATTGACCCCAATGATCGACTTCAATATCGACCATCCCGAATTCAACGCCGAAATGGAGATTTTGTGCCTGCTTAATGTGGACCCGCACGAGACCAGAATAACCGATCTCATGGAGGATTTGGGCCACGATACGCAATCGCCAATCAAGGAGATGATCGAAACCCTCACAAGACGGGGGTTCGATATCATCATGCGCGAGAGCAGAAGACCTCCCTATCGCGGAAACCGGGTGACCTGCGTAAGCAAAGCAGGCTGGGAAAAGGCCAAAAAGGCCGCGCAAAAGTATTGGGAGACCGTGTACCTTGACTTTTAAGACCAACTGGGAAGCTGCCGGTGGGGAAGAAAGGACGGAGTTCTACCGGACCTGGCGAACCAAGCTGGGGATGGGCTGTGTATCCGATATAGACCAGGTGGAATACGCCTGGACCAATGGAAAGGTGGTCCCGGTGGCGGTTATTGAGCTTGGAGTGGCTGATTTCGGGCCGTTTCCCAAGTTTCTGGACCAGGTGCTCGAAAAAGTAGCCCAAACGCGGGGTCAGGGCGCCATCAACCATATGGTGGCCAACGGATTGGGGGTAGAATTCTGGGTGGTGGTGCTCAAAAGGGGCTATACAGACAATTTCTGGGTCTATAACCTGAGTAACCCCAAAGGATGGCATAAATGGACGAAATTGCAGTACGTGGCCTGGCTTTCACGACTCAGATCCGATGCTATAAAAAAGGAAACAGATAGATGTATGAATATCGCTGCAAACTTAACCGGGTAGTGGATGGGGATACCGTCCTGATGGACATAGATCTCGGCTGCCATATCTGGAAACACCGGGAATACATCCGATTGCTCGATATTGACACCCCGGAACTCAATAGTAAGGACCCTGAAGAAAGAGAAAGAGCCAGGACCGCCAAGGAATACGTCAAAACGTGGTTCGAGGGTGGTAATAAATTCACCATTAAGACCAAATTGGACAAAACCGGCAAATATGGCCGACTCCTGGGGTCCCTATTCCGGGATACTGATGCGACGATAAGCCTGAATATGGCCCTCAATAAGGATGGACACCAAAAAAAGCCCCCCACTACGCGCTAATTACGCGCTAATTACGCGCTAATTACGCGCAAGGACCGGGACATTTTGCTAATGCCGATCATGACGATCCCAAACCATTCCGATTTGGACCGCCTGACTGAGAGGCAACTCAAGAAGGAAATCATCCTCCTAAGAGAAATGCACGGGGCACAGGCCGCTAGGTATCAGAATGCCCTAAAAAGACTGCGAGAGGATAAAAGGCTGCTGGCTACGCAGTTGAAAAAAGAAGCCAATTCCTAATCAGAGCCCCCGTCCAACATCTCCACGACCTCTACGTCCGGATCCTTGGTCTCAACCTTCTTGACGGGTGGCTTCCGAACGCCCAATAACTCCTTCGGAGGCTTGCTGGAAACGCCTACCGATTCCAGGGCCTTTAGAGAATCCTTCGTCAAACCTAGTAATTGGACGTTCCGAACCTCCCCGGAAATCTCGATCTGCTGGGAGGGACGGCCTACTGTCCGGTCAATTAAATCCTTTAATGACTGCTCGCAAACGTATAGCCCGCCTCGGGTTCTGTCCTCGGAAAGAGCCCGCAACCACCAACTGGCGGCCACACGCCTGGATATAGAGGCAGAATCGTCAATCTTTTCCCGCTCTAAATCCTGGCGGTTCCACCCCGTCATCTCGTTCAAACAGTTCACGATCTCCTTGCCCGCAATCTTCATGGTGGTATTATAGCTTTGGAAAAGAAACATCCTACTTCAAGGTAGCCGCGTCTGGCGGCATCGAAGCTAATGGCTAAGGGCGGGCGCCTAAGCATCGTCAGCCTAGCCACCGGATCCTACTAAATGTCGGGACCGGCGACACCAGACGGTAGCCCTGTGAACCGCACGGCAGGGATTCTCGGGCAAAGGACTGCTCGGGTCTTAGGCTGGTGTAGGTGGCGCCCACGCACTGCTAGCCAACAGGCGCACGGAAGCTCACGCAACCGTGATAGTTGAAAAGCCTGTAAATGCTCCAGGGGGGGCCTTGCGCTTGTAACGCCAAAAACCTGCCTTTCTACGTAGTTTCAAAAACCAATATGTAATATTTTTGGGCTAGGATCCCTAAGGGACCCGCCGCCACATAAATGTTGCCTCAACACACAGTTAAGATTCTGAGAACGGTTAATTATATACGGATCCGTTGATCCATTAGCAAAGGGGATAGGCTTACCAAAGCTGGTTAGTCCCAAAGTCCCTAGTGTATACACAGTAAGGACTTCGGAACACCCTTTATAGCTCTGTAGTGGGGTTCCTGGTTAGATTTAGCGCTTTAACTCCGTATTCCCAAGACAAATAGCCAAGAGGTCTACTATAGACAACATCGGGCAATTGGATCTCCTTAGTACTTTGGGAGTCTTGGGGATGGCAAAA